TATATATAGTAAGACTTATATAATAGACTAAAATTTACTTACAAGTAAATTTACTTACAAGTAAATTTACTAGATGTTATTTTAACGTAAACTACGTTTAACCAAAAGTACTTTCACCGGAATATACGAATTCAAGGCAACCGTTTTCAGAGTTGGCATGAGCTTCATACATTTCATTCATAAGAGTGCCGGTGGCAGGTAAAACATCATTACAAAACAAGAACATGGCCATATCAGGTGTAAAGTTCTTGGACAGATTCTTCTGTTCTTCCTTGGTCAATTCCTCACCGTTATCCTTTTTAGTTTGAAGTGCTTGTTGCTCTTCACTGATCTTTTTGCGTAAGACATAGATAAATTGACCTACGCTGAGATCGGTAGGTGTAAGGAACTTTTTGGATTTGAGAGATGGGAGTAGTTTGTCAGATTCGTGTTTACTGACTAGAATGGGGATACGGTCAGGGTACTTTTTCTTGTAGTAAAATCCGTCCTTTGTGGGCTTTTCGTCTTTCGTGGGCTTTTCGCTCATCTTTTAATAGTATATAATTATATAATATAATAATATATTTATATATATATTTTACCGATTTATGGAGTTGCGCGAAGATTTGATCAAAGATATGTATGAAAACCAACTGAAAAACATCACCAGATCTGGGATGTATGGACGGATGAATGGGAATGACATCCACAGAATGGCGATGTGTTTCGATAAACATCTATGGGAAGTGCGAAATGAATGTATTTATCCATCTTCCAGTAAATTCTCTTATGATCGCCAGAAAGTATTATTCCATCGATTACTATATCATAATTATATTGGCAGTCTAGATGATGTCAAGTCAGTTAGACACATATGTGGAAATAAACAATGCTGTACAATAGCTCACTTAACAGCAGATAAAGATACTTAAATATGCGTGTATATCTATTTTAATATATATGCGATAAATATATAGTATGGTGAAAACAAGGTCTGCTAATAAATTAATCGGGAAACCTCCTGCCAAGCCACTTCCAAAAAAGAGAAAGGGTCCCGTTAAAAAAAGGCCTCCTCCTACACCACCTCCGGTAGAATCTGACGAGTCTGACGCGTCATCGTCGGATGGAGAATATGAAGCGTCGGACGAAGTGTCTGGGGACACGTTAGGAACAGAAGATAGTTTCGCAGACGAATCGGTAGACGCATCGGCGGATACATATGTGGCGGATGATTTCGTAGATCGCGACGAAGATGATTTGGCAGATGCGCAAAATGCATTGGAAGATGCCAAGAAAACTTTGCGGATTGCTCTGAGTAAAATTGCAGGTAAACGTGGACGCGTTGTAACCGACGAAGACGATGACACCGGTGACACTACCGGTGAAAACATATTTTTATCTATGCTAGACGATGGAGAATATGCATTAGATGAATCAGATGATAATTCGAGTGATATGGATTTGTCAGACACTGAGCGCGAACGTTTAAGGGAGATTTCACATCGCCTCAAACCAAAGCAAACCAAATCAATGCGTGCTAGAGTATTGACTTCTAATTATGACGATTCCTTGAAAGCCTACATTTATTCAAAATATAAATCACTCAAACAAATGGACGATTCGACGCCGGAATATAGTAAACTCAAGAATTGGTTGGAATGTGTAGTAGATTTGAGTGAATGTAAAATAATTCCTAATGAAATCACCAAAGACTTGGGGCCAAAGGCTATTGACGAAAGTTTGTGTGCCATTAAGGAAGGATTCGACACGGACATCTATAATCAAAATGAAGCCAAGGAAGAAATCATCAATTTCATGTGTAAAACTATTACCAATCCCAACTCGGGTGGCAAAATACTTGCACTGCAAGGCCCCAAGGGTTGTGGTAAGACCACTTTTGTGCACAGTTTATCAAAACACCTGAATGTACCTTTTAGGACAATCCCGCTAGGTGGCGCCAAGTGTTCGGATCTGCTGGACGGTCATGGGTTCACATATGAAGGTGCTATACCTGGACGATTGGCGTCTATTTTGCGGGAAACTCAATGTAAAAACCCCATTATTTTCTTGGATGAGGTGGACAAAATCAGTAAAACAGAACGGGGTGACGAAATCACCAACGTATTGTTACACATCATCGACGAATCACAGAATTCTACATTTCATGATAAATTCCTGGGTGAGGTCCCTGTTGATTTATCCAAAGTATTCTTTATTTTTGCGTTCAATGATTTCAGCGAGATGAACAAATATTTGCGCGATCGGTTGCATATCATTAATATCAAACAACCTACCTTTTCTGAAAAGGTTCAGATCTGCAAAAATTATCTTGTCAAAAAGATTGAAAAGAAATATGGATTCAAAGAAGGTGACATAATATTCGAAGAAGATCAGATCAAATATTTATTGAACAAATCTAGGATTAAAGAAGAAGGTGTCCGGCAAGCTGCCCGGAATATAGACGTAATGTTTGAACGTTTGAATGTCCTGCGGTGCATCATGGGTGATGATGGGTCAAATAAGGATTATAAACTTCAAGTCCCTTACAACTTGCCCAATTTTAAACTTCCTTTCCACATCACCAATCATATCATAGATTCATTGTTCAAGGAGTATCAGGATGACGAAAAGAAACCTCCACCGATGATGTACACGTAGTGTAACGGAGTGTAATGGAGTGTAACGAAGTAACGGAGTGTAACGGAGTCACGAAGTAACGAAGTAACAAGTAATGAAGTCACGAAGTAACGAAGTAACGAAGTAACGGAGTAACGAAGTAACGAAGTAACGAAGTAACGAAGTAACGAAGTAATGAAGTAACGAAGTAACGAAGTCACGAAGTAACGAAGTCACGAAGTAACGGAGTAACGAAGTAACGGAGTAACGAAGTAACGAAGTAACGAAGTCACGAAGTAACGAAGTCACGAAGTTACGAAAGAACGCATAATTTAAATAATTTAAATTATCCATCATACCATTGAGGTTCATCCTCGCCAAACCACATTTTATCTAAACGACACAGCGGATTCAAAAATGTACACAAATTATCTCCAAATATCATAATACATTGCCGAGCATTTATATCTTGACATTGCATAAAGGTTTCTTCAATGGTTCTCCCCAAATTCTCCATATAAATGTCTTTGAATGCTTGTCTTTCACTTTCACTTAGTTCATTTTCTATATATTCATCCCAAAATTTTACGAAAATAACATGCATTTTGTATTCATCCCAATATGCTCTTAATCCAGGAGACATATTTGGTGGTTCTAAACTACTAAAGTATCCACGGGTTTCAATTGTATTTATATAATTTAGTTCAATTTGTTCTAACTCTTCAATAAAACTTTGTAAATCATCTTCTGAAATATTACCGTTTTCACTCATATTAGTAAGATATCTTTGATAACCTTTTAGGTCAAGTCCTTTAGCTACTAGGGAAACATCTCTAAGTTTTAACCAAGTATCTCTAGGAACACCTGGATATTTTTCTTGTAAACGGTCTAAGACTTTATCCGTATCACTTAATATATTTTCAATGAAATCATACACTTCATTATCACCATTATAGCGAGCTAGATTTTGTATATTTTCTAATTGTTGTCGGTCAACTATTAATTTTTGGTTCATATCACACAAGTCACTTATATCATAAACATTGGAACTATTTTCCAAAATTTGTTTAAAAGTCTTATCTTCATCCATCAAGGGATAACAACAACCAGATTTACTAATCCATGTCTTACCTTTTTCAAAATCAATGGGTTCCATAGTAATAATGTCCATATTTGGGCAGTTATATTGTAAAGAATCGTATATACTTCTCAGATATGTATTTTTAGGTGGAATTTTGTTTAACAATGATTGTATAACACGAACGTCTTTTGATAACATCTCTACAATCTCAGTATGTCCATTTCGAGATGCTACTCTAATTGCCCAATTATCATCTGCAGAAGGATCTACTCTTGGATGAGTTAATAGCATCTTTACAATCTCAATATGTCCTTTTTCAGATGCCCATTTAATTGCCCAATTATCTATTGCAGAAGGGTCTACTCTTGGATCAGCTAACAATATCTGTACAATCTCTGTATATCCGTTTTCAGATGCATCTCGAATTGCTTCATTATTATTTGCAGAAGGGTCTACTCTTGGATCAGCTAACAACATTCTTACAATATCAATATGTCCTTTGTCAGATACAACTATAATTGCGTAATTATTATCTGCAGAAGGGTCTACTCTAGAATCACCTAACAATATCTGTACAATCTCAGTATGTCCTTTTTCAGATGCAACTATAATTGCTTCATTATCTTTTGCAGAAGGATCTACTCTTGGATGAGTTAATAGCATCTTTACAATCTCAGTATGTCCGTTTTGGGATGCAACTATAATTGCCCAATTATTATCTGCAGAAGGGTCTACTCTTGGATCAGATAATAACATCTTAACAATCTCAGTATGTCCGTTTTTGGATGCAAATCTAATTGGCAAATTATTATCTGCAGAAGGGTCTACTCTAGGATCGGCTAACAATATCTGTACAATCTCAGTATGTCCTTTTTTGGATGCAAATTTAATTCCCCAATTATTATCAGCAAAAACGTCTACTCTAGGATCAGCTAATAATATCTCTACAATCTCAGTATATCCGTTTTCAGATGCCAATCTAATTGCTTCATTATTAAGTGCAGAAGGGTCTACTCTAGGATCAGCCAACAATCTCTCAACAATCTCAGTATGTCCACTGTCAGATGCCAATCTAATTGTATAATTATTATCTGCAGAAGGATCTACTCTTGGATCAGCTAACACTTGAGTAAGCAAGTCTACGTCATTATTTTCAACTGCGTCCTCCAAGTCACCAACGTTAAATCCATAATTAGATCTAGTCAAATATTTGTCTACAGTTCTAGGCGAGTTATGTTCTAACAATTCTCTATATTTATGAGGATTTTCGTGAATAATGCGCAAACATTTATCACTAAGTTTATGTAAATTACACTTCATTACTTTTAGAAAAAGTAAGTCAAAATAGCTTTTAGAAAAAGTAAGTCAAAGTATTATACATTATCAATATATAATAATTATCTTGATTTTTATTTAAAATCTCCACCGTATTTGCTAAGAGTCATTGCCAACAGTGCAGTGGATTGACTCATACTTTCATTGGAATCTCTTAGGCTAGCTACAGAAGCGTTGGTGGGTAACGACGCGAGAGACGCGTTGGACGTGTTAACGTTGTTCATAAGCATATCACCTTTTCTAGAGTATTGTGAAGTCCAATTGGGGTGTTGTTCCTTGAAATTGACGAACGATTTCTCCATTTTACCTTGTCTAGTACGGGACATCCGAGTAGATCCTTCATTTTCTGCAGATGGTTCAGGCACAGATCCATATTTATAATTCCCGTGATTTTCGAAATCAAATGTGGCTAGTACACAAACATCGCCGACATCATCTAGCCGGATGGTGTTTTGAGATACGAATTTAACTATGTCGTCGGCACTACGAGCCAAAGAAAACCACATAATCCAAGGTGTGACGATGACGCTAAAGATTTCCATCAAAAATACCACAATTTTGTACTTGAACAGTCCCAAAAACTCTTCTTTGATTTGCGGGGTATTGGCCTTGGACTTCCATCTTTTAGGCAAGTAATGAGTGTGTGCCGCGATATTTACCAAGTATTCCTTACAATCGTAATGTTCACGGGTTTGGATAATAAACGGTCTACTAAATGCGATAATGGATAAAAAGACACCCAAGTACCATAGCAGATTCTTTTCCAAAAATTCGATTTTGAATAACAAGGAATCATCTACCAATACAAATACGATCATCACGCTTACAAATGAGCCGAATACAAATGTAATAAACTTGGAAATAATCGAGGCGAGTTGTGAAGGGAATGTCTTGACGAATTCATTGGCCGGTTTAATACTGGCGTTCATCCGGCGTTCGAATACATGCGACAGTTCGTTGAATTCTCTGAAATTCCATCGGGCGTATGTGGTCCAAGTGCGATTGGCTAGTTGAGTCGGATTCTTGTAGAATTCCTCGGCATGCTTGAAAAAGAATGTCAGACACATAAATGTCAAGATAATTGGGGTCAACAGCAAATTGACAAATCCAATCACTATGATCCGTCTAGAAAGTAAGTGTGGATGGTTAATGAAATCTTGGTCGATCAAATGAGTATCCTTGGAATACATAAATCCGGTAACACAAAAGTTAAAATTCCATTCTAGGTTCTTAGTCAAAAAGTTTTGTGATTTGGAACATCTACCAATAAACGGGATCCGGGTATCGATCACTTTTTTGTTGTACATCCCGATGACGTAATTCTCAGTAGACATGATCATCAATGCGACTTTGTGTTCGTCAAACGAAGGTTCACTGGCATTGGCGTTTTGAATGCGAAGTTGCTTTTTCAACAAATCATCCCAGCTCATCATTTGCAATTTGTCGTCAGTTAGTTTAAGAACTTCTGTGACATATTTGCCAGTATTCCAACTATTCTTTAGTTCCATCACCAATGACATGGTACACCATATCCAGTAAATTGACAAAATGACGAAATAAGTGATATGGAACCAGTTTATATACGAGGCGATATTGTGCCGGATAATATGCCCATTACATACTCCAGGATCTTTGGATTCATTTTGCCTAGAACACTGAAATAAAGAATGCCAATCTACAAAAATGAATAGGAATGTCGAAAAGATGATGGTGAATGCTAGGATAAATATCTTGAGTAGAGTAGACATTGCTGCACATCTGAACCCACCATCTAGATAATATTTGTAAAAATTCTTGTAAAATGTGTGATATCCCGATGGTTGGTATCTGTGATCCGATGACATACTATCGTGTAGAAGCGATAACGTATCGTCGTCGCTAACACTGGCACTACTTACAAACCCTTGCGATTCCGAGTCTGAATCCCCTCTAAAACTATCTGGTATTTGTGGCATTTCTAGACCTCCATCGTACCCACCGCCGTAATCTACGTCGATTATATGGCTATCTACTAATTTATATTCTTGTGACATACGTGTGTGTATATTGGCATATACTTGAATAACCTAGAAGAATAATCTCAAATGATTTTTACTGGCTTTCCGCTACTTTTTAAGAAAAAGTAGATCAAAAACAATTATTTGTGCACTAAAACGCAACACTAGTGTGCACGATTTTGTTCCATTTTTATTTTGGCACTAAGAGATTTTCAAAAATGGAATAAAAGTGTGCACGAAAAAAACGCAAAAAAGTGACACCCACACATTAGTGTGTGCACACTAGTGTTGTTCCATTTTTATTTTTGCACTACGAGATTTTCAAAAATGGAACACACTAGTGTGTGCACGAAAAAAACGCAAAAAAGTGTCACAAATTCGTGCACGATTTTGTTCCATTTTTATTTTAGCACTCTGAGATTTTCAAAATCCACTTATGCGATTTCAAAAATGGAACAAAATTGTGCACG